GCCGATGAGCTCGGTGGGCTTGAACCCTCGCACGAATGCGGTGCACGCCACCTCGCCGGTAGCCGTCGTGCCGGGGCGCAGTTTTACCGCCTGACCGTGCGCCGCGAGTTGCCGGTCAAGCTGGGCGATGGCGGCCGCGGGGGTCATCGCAGCGGCCAGTTCCGATACGGCTCAAGCAGCCCGTGCGCGACGTCCGAGATCGTCGCCGTCACCTCAACGGAGCCGCCCCACTGCGTCGCCCCTACCCCATCGACGGTCTCGCCGCGCTTGAGAATGTCAGCCTTCGCCAGCGGGTACAGCTTGCTCAGCAGGAGCAGGACCGCGGACTTGATGTTGGCGGGCAGGCTGGCATACCCGGCGTCGACCACGACGGTGATGCGGGAACCCATGCGCGTCGCCGGCCACTGCTTGCCGTACTTGAGGACGATCGCCGGCGCGAGCCCCTCAAGCCTGGCCTCGTAAACGTCAGTCGACAGGGTATGCGTGTCGCCGGCGGTGTCGACATAGATGATGGAAGTCACCGACCGGATCGGCGCTTCTGGAATGCGGGCAAAGTCCTCAAACGAGTCGCACTTCAGCGACAGCGTCGGCTGGCCGATGCGGATCCCGCAGTAGGCCTCTGCCTGCGCCATGGCCGCGTCGAGCATGCCCTGGATCAGGGTGTCGTCGTCGCTGGTGGCGACCCGCAACTGACGCTTGGCGTCAGCCAGCAGAATCGGCGCCGTTCCCGCTGACGTGACCGTCGCCGGATACCACATTCTGGCGTCCCTTTCTGCCGCGACGCTCAACAGTCGGAACGGCCACCGCGCGCTCTACCTGAAGAGCGCTGACAGGATCGGCGTACCCGGCATCAATGAGCCGGATAGCCTCGCTATCTGGAAACTCGCGCTCGTCGCCAGGCCCCAGAGAATAGGCCGGGCCTGAGAGCCCGACCTTCATCTTGACCAGCATCACGCGCTCGCCTTGAGCACCATGAAGTTGATGACAAGCACGTTGTCGCCAGCCGCAGAGGCGTGAAGGTTCGTCAGTCGCAGCTTGAACGACCCTGCGGCAACCGCCGAAACATCAACGGCGAACGTGCCGGCTGAGGTGTGCGTCTTGATGCAGGCAACGACCACGTCGGTGGCGGCCACCTTGGAGTTCGTCACCGTGAACTCGGCTTCGGCGCTGGCGGCAACGGTCTGGCTGACCGTAGTGATGGCGCCGGTCAACGCGTTGCACGTCACGCCGGTGGTGATGTTGGTGGCCTGCGTGACGGCAGTCTGGCCGCCAACCACCTGGACGCTATCCGCATTGCGGTAGCCAGTCTGATTGTAAGACAATGGTTCGCTCCTTGGCGGCTGTCTGGGCTAGAGGTAGCCGGCCGGAGTTACCCCCGGCCGGTTGCGCCTATCAGGAAGCCTGGATGAGGTGCTTGACCGCGGCGGTGTCGCCGAGTTCGCCGTCGAAGTAGATCAGGCCGGCGATGCCCAGATCCGGCCAGAAGCGCTCACGGAGAACGCCGATCGTCGGGGCGCCGACCTTGCGCACGTAGTACTTGCCGAAGTCGCCGAACAGCATCGACTTGAGGCCAGCGGTCATCGCAGGCATGGCCTGGTTGATGCTGTAGCGATAGCCGAGGATGTTGCCCGGGACGCCATTCTGCACATCGCCCATGGTCCAGATATAGCGACCGTCGCCGTCCTTAAGCTTGCGGAGGGCCGCCAGTGTCAGGTCGTTGAACATGAAGCGCACCTTCGGCGACTGGCGGTAGGCCGGGTCAACCGAGTGGACGAGGTCGATGATCTCGTCATAGGTCACAGCGGTGGTGGCGGCGGCGGTCTTGCCGAGGCTCGACGCGGTCACGACGCCGTTCGGGTCACCGGTGCCGTCGGCGGTGGTGAGTTCCGAGTTGGCAATGCGGCCAAGGCGCTCGCCGAGCAGTTCGCCGAGCAGCGACTCCATGTTGAACACCGAGTCGCGGGCAAGCTCGAGCGAGAAGCGCACGAATTCGGTGTCGTAGCCGTAGGAGTCGAGCGACTTCTGCCCGAAGGTCACGTCCTTGCCGCCATCATCCGTCAGCGCAGTGCCCTCACCCGCCTTCTTCTCCGCCGTGACGGCAGTGTCATCGACGGTCGGGATCTTGATCGGGTGGCCGCTGGTCGTGCTGATGACGGTGCAGACGTCCTCGTCGTACATCGGACCCCACGCCTTCATCGACTTGATGATGACGTTGGCCAGTTCGGTCGGCACGGTATAGCCGCCGGCGGTGGCCGACGTGGTCTGGGCGCGGAACTCGCCATTCTTCAGTTTCACAGCGCCATCGCGGAGAACCTTGCGCTCCTCGCCCGACAGTTCGCCGAGGTCGGCGCCGCGGGCGAGGAAGTTGTAGAACACAGTGCGGTAGTCAAGGGCCTCGCCTTCGTCGGAGCCGCGAGTCGCGCCGGTCTCGCCGGTGCCAGGACGCTGGCGGGCACGCTCCTCCTCCGCGCGGGCCGCGATGCGGGCCTCGGCGTCGGCCAGGCGCTGCTCACGCTCGATGTTCTTCTCGATCTTGTCGAACTCCGCCATAATGGCGTCGTGACGAGCCTCGAGTTCACCGGCGCGCGCCTCGTCGGTGTTCTTCTTGATCTCGCCGAGGGCCTCACGGGCCTGGGTCATAAGCTGACCGCGCTTTTCCTGCATCTCTGCCAGGGTCATGGGTATCTCCAAAATGAGAAAGCCCGCGCTCTGGCGGGCTATTGATGGGGTGGCAGGACGGCCTGCCCTCCGGCTTTGCCGGGTGACTACGAAGCGCCCTGCGGGATGCCTCGAAACTTCATCTCCATCGCGGCGCGCTTGTGCGCCACGCGCCGGGCTGCTGCGGCGGCGTTGGCCGCACGCCGCTCGGCTTCACCACGGAGTTCGTCGAAGGAGCGCTTGGCCAGCGTCGTGTCTTCGTATGCCGGCATGGCCACAGCAGAGACCTCAAACAGCTCTGCGCCGAGAATGGTGCGCACCGGGACATCGCCCGACTCGTCCCACTCCTGCTTGGTCACGCGGAACCCGAACGACATGCCGCTGATGTCGCCGCGCTCAACCAGCACAAGCAGGTCGCGGCCGTCCGCGGTGTCGGGGACGTCGATCTCGGCGCGGAGCCCGGTAGCGTCTACCGACAGCCGCAAGGTGCCGGACTTGGTGCGCCCGATCACGCGGCCCCAGTCGTGGTCGACCAGCGCGCGAATGTCGGCGTCGAGGGCCGCGTCAAACGCGCCGGGAGCGACGCGTTCGATGAACCAATCGCCGATCTTCGCGTCCGAGTTGAATACCGCGGCATAGCCGACAAGCGTGCGCTTGCCGTCATCCTGCGCGCGGGCCTCTACGCCATTGCCGCCACTGCGGCGCTCCATGTCCGTCATGCGGCCTGGGCCTCTTCATCATCTGCATTGTTGTCAGGCGTCGGAGGCGTCGGATCCGGCTGCGTGCCAAGGACAATCGTTGCCCCCTGCACAAGCAGGTCGTTTGCCGCAGGATTCGGGTGATCCTCGCGGTTTTCCAGCGCGCGGGCCTCGTTTGGCGTCATTTGCGCCGTCTGGATGGCCTTTGCCAGGCCATCGATTCGGCTCTTGAAGTCGCCCCGCAACAGCCCATCCAGGTTGTGCTCGACATACCGGCCGGTGTTACCGCGGCCGAACAGCTTCAGGTTCGCCTCATCCTCGAATGCCTTGGCCCACTGGCCGATCAGGTGCTTAACGAGGTGCAAGTCCTGTTGCTCGGCATTCGAGAACGTCGCACGCTCAAGATCCTGCAGGAACACCGGCGGCAACTGCCACGCCCTGGCAATCTCGCTGATCTGGAACTGCCGGGCCTCTGTCATCTGCCCCTTGTCGGGGTCGAGACCCACCGGAACCAGGCTGTACCCGGGCGGGATAGGGAATATCGGCTCTTTCGCGTTCTTCGCCGCGTCGACTGCGTTCTTGATGTCCTGCTGCGTCCGCCGGATGGCCTCGGCATTCGTGGCCATCGGGCCGGTCAGGGCCAGCGGCGGGACACCCCCGCCGGCGAAGAAGCCGGACCCGTAGTCGTTCATCGCCAGCGAAAGCTGAATGGCCTTTGATGCCAACGCGATCGGCCCGTGGTGCTCGTAGCCGTTCGGCTTGAGCATGTACGGCACGTCGATGACATCCTCGGCGGGGTACTCCTTGCCGTCGGTGATGTATGTCGTCTTCAGGCCCTGCCGGCGGATCGTTGTCTTCGTCGGATCCATGGCCCAGAGCGCCTCAACGCCCTGCGGCGTGCGCTCAATCCACGCCATGCCGCGGCCACCGGTGAAGACCTGCTGCCAGAAGTGCTGCCGAAACTTGAAGCCGCCCTGCGTCGGGTTGGGCGCCTCATGCACTACAGTCTGAATCTTGCCGCTGGCCCTTTTCGGGCCGTCCTTGGTCGTGCGGTACGCATGCAGCGGCAGGGCGGCCATGGTGCGCGACAGGAACGCGACCGCCGCGTTCACGGCCGGGACCGTCAACGCATTGTCGACCGTCACTGCCGGCAGATTGGCGGCGTTGACACCGAAGAACGCCAGAAAGTTCTGGTGGCTCACCGGAACAGTCGGGCTCTCGATGTTTGCCTCGCGCCGCTCGGCGCGGCGAAAGGGCCACAGGTTCACTGCAAGAGCCTCGTGATACTGAAATTCGGGTCGTCCCATGGGGACGACGTGGCCGACGGTTCCTCAATGAACTCGCCGGCGGCGGCGCATGCCATGGCCAGGGAGACCATTCCATCGATGCGGCGCCGAGGATCCGACTTGTCGAGTTTGCGATTCCCGGCCGGATCGCGCTTCGTAACGGCTTGATGGGCACACATATTGAGGACAGGGT